TTTCAAATGGCTTGCACAGGGCGTAGCTGGTGTGACTTTGTGTCGTTTGACAATCGTCTGCCAGAGGAACTTCAGTTGTTTGTAAAACGTGTCCCACGGGATGATGTGTTTATCAAGCAAACAGAAGATGCAATCGTCAAATTCCTTGCTGAACTGGACGACAAAATTAACAAACTTATGAAAGTCAAAAATGTCTAAACTTTACGAAATTACCGTTGTTTCAGGTAAATACAAAAACAAAGATGGTGTGGAAAAATCCCGTTACATAAACATTGGATCAGTGCTTGAAACTAAGAACGGGCCAATGTTGAAGCTGGACACCATCCCCTTGATGGATGGCGGCTGGAACGGTTGGGCTTATCTCAATACGCCAAAGACCAAAGACGACCAAGGCTTTCCAAAGGACGATGACATAGATTTTTGATTAACGGGGGAAAGCCATGCAATTTAGCTTGCGGACGAATGGTTAGTACCCCACCACTTTAGGAAACATCATGGACTATAAAGAAACATTTAAGCGCATTTTTGCCATGCCCGAATTCCCTAGAGTTCGTGCAAATGATCCCCTTACATCGTTTGAGGCAGCGGAGTCAATTAAAGAAGTCGCACCCCAACACCACCAAGTTATTTTTGATTGCCTAAAGTTCTACGGCCCACTAGGCAAAGATGGCATTTCAGCTTTGACAATGCTAGATGGCAATCAGGTAGCCAGGCGCTTAAATGAAATGAAAGTCATTGGGCTTATCCAATTGACGGGCAACACGGTAAAGTCCAATTCAGGGCGAAATGAAAGAGAATGGCAATGTATCCAATCGGACTAGGCGGCAATCAGCCCGTTCACAAACTCAGAACTTGTAATAAATGTGATGAAACCAAACCACCTGAAGGCGGCATTGACATGGGTCATAAGTGGATTTGCCAAACTTGTTGGATTCTCAGAAGTACGGGGCGGCATCAAAGGCAAACCGTGCCCGCCTTGTAACGGTAATTGTAACCAAGGACGGAATTGCCCAAATGACCAAAGACGATCTAGTTAACATTCTACGCATTACAGGCGCTCAGGAAACGGCCATAGACGCGGTGTGTGCGGCTTACGATGCGGGTTGGAACGATGCCCTTGATGACTACGCAAAACGCCTTGTGGTGCTTCCTTTTGAAAAGGACACAATTGATAGCTTTAGCGTGTTTATCAGATCAGCTAAGAAATAAGGGCGCACTCGGCTTGTCTTCGTTTGGTCAACCCCGACAAGACTTTGCCACCGCCTTTATTCCATAGCATCAATTGTTCTTTTGCCCCGTCCCAATCCCCTGCGTTAATCTTACGCTTGAGGGTTGAAGTTTGCAGTCGGCCTGTTCCCAAGTTGTAGCAGAAATCCACAATGGCGTTGCACTTGCGCTCATCAGTCGCAAGGATGGGGCAGTTCCGCAACACGCCTGGCAAGTAAGTATGCTCAAGTTCCACCATGAGTAGCGCCCTTGCGTTAGGCTCATCCATAGGGGCATCTTCCAAGGTCACTTTGCGCCCGTCAGAATAGTAGGTTGACCCATACCCAATCGTTGCAATCCCCGCAGGGCATAGGTAAGGCTTAGACCTAAACCCCTCAAACTGGCGACAAAGGGAAGCAGCCAGTTCTAGGTTCATATACCCCTCTTAGACAATGTACGGTCAAGAAACCAATAATTGATTGTTCCTGAAAGCAAAGCAGAAAAATCAGGAGTCATCATGGTTTTAAACACTTCAACAGCGGGCGCACCATTTAACCAGGCGTTGTAAGCAAACCAAACATGAATGAATGACCACACAAACAAAACCCAATAAGTCACCATAGGACGCACAGAAGCGGAAAGGGAAGCTACCCACCCACCCGCTGCTTTGACCATCTCGGCCTGTTGTGTAATTGCATTGTTAAAGGCATCCATCACGCCCACATCAATGGCTGCTTCCCGTTGTGCGCCAATTTCAGCTAATTTCTGTTGACCACGCTGGGCTTCTAAGTCGCATTGGAACTTGAACATATTTAGTTCATGTTCACGTTCATTTTTCTTGTCAAGCCACTTGAGAACTTCGGGGGCCATCCTAAAGATGCCGCCAAAGATAGAGCCTAGCAAGCCCCCAGATAAAATATCAAGCATGGTTATTCTCCACAGTGTTTACATTTGTGATGGTTATCCCCATGGGAGAGTTTTACACCCGCCAAGAGGCCAATAAAGCCACCAATGATGGTTTGAAACGCAGGATGCAACATGGCAAAGATTTCTGCGTTATCAACTTCTTTTGCCCATAGACCAAGCAAAAATGCAATGACCATACCCAACACCGACAAACAAAGAGTGGCTGCAACCATCAAAGTTACAGAGTATGTCAGCTTACCTACTACATCTGGGTTGTTGTCCATATTTACACCAATAAATCAATGTCACGTTTAAAGTTAACAATCTGAATGTTTAGCGTTATTTGACGCATCCTAAACTCGTAAATCTCATATTCATATTGGTGAAACTTCTTCACCGTATTATCAATTTGCACTTGCAAGGCGTGTTCAGCGTTTTGCTTTTCCACCTTTTTGATAAAGACTTCCTGTTGCACCAAGCCTCTTGGCTGAACTACGGGATACCACTTGTCGTAGCTGACCTTCATTTCTTTTCTCGCTCAAGTGCATCTTTATACCCATGAACAACTTTATTACGCAACCATGTGGAATCTGACGCACCCGCCCACTCAGACAGGTTGTTCCAAATGACTATGTATTCCGTTGACTTGCAATGTTTTGAATTTTGATCTAGCCATTCCATCATTTCCTTATGACGTTGTGTAGGGTCATGGACGGTGTAGCCAATTCCATAGAATTCTCTAACGTAACAGCCATTCTTGGCTACCGCACCCACTAGCCCAAACAACAAAAGCAGAATGAGCCAACGCATCCATTTACTTTGACCAATAGTGTGAAATGTAACCAAATATTGAGGATATGCCCGAAACTAATGCCATACCCATCCAAAAACCACCACGGCCTTTGTTGGCTAATTCAATCAAAGTTTCAAGTTGAGCTTCCATCTTGTCAATCTTGGATTCCATAGACTCAACTTTTTGCCAAAGAACACCGTATTTGACCAAATCAATGTCAGACATATCAGCTCTTTTGTATGAACGCAAGGGCATAGTAAAGGGGCAAGTTTGTGCCGCCAGAACCCGCTACAGCAGACGTAAAGCCGCCTGTGTTTCCCACGGCATAGGTATTACCCGCACCCACCACAAATCTGTCTCTCAGGTCTGGTGTGCCGTTCTGACCATCGCACAAATAGTAGCCAGTTGGAATAGCACCAATTGAGCCTGACCACATGATGATGCCGCCCGCAGGGATAGGGTTGGCAGTAGCAGTTGAGCTTGGGATGCCATAAAGATTGTCAAATGAGCCAATCTGCACGTTGGCAGAGTCAGTCAAAATAAACTTGTAGGAATATCCTGAATTTAACCAAATCTCTTGTGGGGGGCGACCATCAGTCCCTAATTGAATAGGATTGGTGTTGGCAATTGTTCCCGCAGAAGTGGTGTAAGTGGCTAGGGGAGTGCTAGAACCCGCTTGGTAGGTGTAGATATATCCACCGTTAAGGGGTATGCCTGTATTAGTAAAGAATTGAAATCCGTTACCAATGGGGGAAAGATTGAACGCCATGTTATTTTCCTAAGTCTGAAAGTTTAGTGCCAGCGCCAGGCTTTAAAGATTCTTTAGTCTGCTTTGCTGCGGCTCTGTTTGCCAATGCTTCACGGGTCATTGTGCCAATAGGAACAACACCAAATCCTGCCACATTAGCGGCCTTTTCTAAGCCACCTTTAGCCATCTCTTTAGCACCCGCCACAAATGTGTTGGATTGGTTTACATAGCTTCCACGGGGTTGTGCTTGCGTATATCTAGCCACATTACCCAAAGCCCGTAATTGTTGGGCAGTCTCACCGTCAACTAATTCTAGCAATCTAGGATCAAGTTGTTTAAGCGCTTTGTTGTATCCCGCCTGGCTAAAGTTACCGTTATCATTTATGACACCAGCTTTATCTTTGAGATAGTTAACCACGGCAGCGGACACGGCTTGATGGCCTTCAGAGCCTTTGCCAAGTTGTGCAGTCAACGCTTCCAAATCACGTTTGTTGCCACCAATAATGTATTTATTGATGAACTTATCGGGTGCAACATCATTAACTGCGGCATCGTAAGCAGGGTCTTTTTTCAACATATCAAACCTAGCTTTAGCAGCACTTCTAGCCTCATTTGCCAAAGGTTTAAGGTTGGCGGCATCACCCGACAAAGGCAAGTCCTCTAATGCGGTGCGTACAATGCTTGACGCTGCTTTAGCGTTACCATCGCCTGAACGCTCTGCTTTACGCATTTCTGAGGCCAAATTAGTTCTCATGGCTTCAAATTGTTCAAACGTCATTGTTTCGCCATTTTTGTAGCGCTCTAATTGTTTGGCAAGTGCTGAAGGTAAAAAGTCTGTTTTTAGTTCTTTTCCTAACATGGCTTCAGCATTAGCCGCAAACTGCTTTCCATCAATCGGAAAGTCACCGCCAGCGGCATCTTTAAGTGCTTTGTATTTGGCAGAAATGTCAGCAGTCCTTGTGTCATCAAGTGCTTTGTAAGCATTGATCACAGTCTCTGCGTTTTCAATGTGGTTTACGCCAAAAACATCAGGGGCGGCTTTGTCCCTGATAGAGTTCATGTTTTCAATCAATTTGCCGTTTTGCTCATTAAAACGATTAGCCAACTCAGGGTTTTTACCCCTCATGTTCATTTCGTCAGATAACAAGTTAATGTCTTGAGTGGCTTGTCCACGGGTTAGACGCACAGGCACAGGCAATGTGTCAGCCTCAACATGGCGCTCAAGGGCGGGCATATTGATCTGATTGACAGGCGTACTCTTTAATTCGTTTTGTAGTTC